CGGCTCGGCCAGATCAAAGAAATCGGGCCGCCCCCGAAGGAACGGCCCGACCGGATAATCCGAGAGCCCCCGGGCCGTAGCACGAACCCCGGGGCGCTGTCATTAGGTCAGATCAGCAATGTCGCGCGGCGGCTTGGCGCGATACACCCGCCTCGTGGCGCAGCGATTGGAGAAGGCCGGGATCGAACGGCTCGCCGGGATCGACAAGCAAGGGGGCGTCATAGCCATCGACCAGCCGCAAGGGCTCGGGCTTGAAGGCATCGACCATCCAATCCCACGCGCGATTGATCGCCTCGGTCGCCATATTGAACGCTGCGATGGGCAGCGCGGCGATCAGGGCGAGGGCGGCGTAGAGGTGGGTCTTTCGCAATACCATGGGATTTCCTCCTTTGACGATCGCGGCCCAATCGGGGCCGAGAGATCGGCACTGTGCGACGGAAAGGGGGAAAGGACAAGGGGCCGGAAGCGCGAGCCGCCGACCCCTCTACCCTTCCGCGCCGGACTGTCCCCCGACGCCGGGGCGGGTCGCCCCCTCGGTATCTCAATGGCTGTTCGGTCGGTGCCTCCCCGACCCGCGCCGCCACCGCGCCCTGCCGCTATTCCCCTTGAGTGACTGGCGTTCGGCAGACTCAGTTGTCACGCCCGGGGTGTTGCCGCGATCTGGGCGGATTGGCAAGCGCAGGCTGTCAGGCGCCCCATGGGTCGCCGTCGAAGCCAGCCCCGGGCGCCGGTTCCTCGAAATCACTTTCGTCGCCGACTTCCTCGGGCGCGGCGTTCTGGGCAATCGGCATCGTGCCGACCAATTCGAGGAAGGCGCGGCTGCTGGCGTCAACTTGGTCTTTGAGGGAGGCGCCGGGGAAATTGCGCAATTCCTCGATGTATTGGCCGTTCCATGGCCCCCGCACCAGATGCACCCGTTCGGCCCCGACTTGCGCCGCGAAAGGCTCGGCGCGGGTCTGCTTGTCGCCCGTCTCCGGGGTGCAGATATAGTTATAACCCATCAGGATTTCGGAGACGCGCCACTTGAAGGCCTTGCCCCCGAAGCCGGGGTCTTGCGGGATCGATATGCGGACGCTCGGCACATCGGATCGATCTTGCGCGCTGACCTCGGCGATCATGCGTTCGACGCCGGTTGGATCCTCCTTGCGGCGCTCGACGTGCCGGACGTAAATATCGCCGCCGACGCGGGTCATCAGCACGCGGACGGTATAGGGCGATTTCTTCCGCTTGCTGCCAGCCAAGTCCCACCCGGCCCATGTGGTCCCGCCAGCGGGCACGCGGTCGACGATGCTGATATGCTCGACCTTGAACATGCCGCCCTCGCGCGGCGCTGGCCGCTGCTGGTATTGGCCGTTCCACATATACTCGCCGGATTTCTTCAAATCCTCGACAGCGCGTTCCGGCACGCGCTTCGCGTCCATCAACTCGCCGTCGTATGATCGCGGGTCGGTCCAATCCTTCGTCTTGCCTGGCCGATCTGGGTCGGGCACCTGCAAGGGCGTGGTGCAGGCCCGGGCCGGTTCGAATTCCATGGGGATCATCAAGTGGACGAACCCATAATCGCGGGCGAGCAGAACGCCGGTCAGATCGCCCTCATGCAGGCGTTGCATGACGATGACGATGGCCGACGATTCCCAATCGTTCGTGCGGTTCAAGCCGCCTTCGATGAACAGGGTGGTGGCCTTGTCGCGTTGCGTCTCGCTTTCGGCGCCCTCAAGGCTGTGC